ACTTTTGCCTTCGATGATTCGGAGAAGCAATTTATTACCACCATTGTAAATGGTGAAGACCCCACTCATGATTGGGGTGGTTCTAACGATGTGGATTTGGCCAATTGGCTGAAGAGACCCATTCTCGCTGGAACCTATATATGGGAGGTTGGGGAACCTTTCCCTGTAATATATTTTAACCCATGGTCCGCGTTTTTAGATAGTCCAAGTGTGGCACAAAAGTTGTCAAATTTTTATTTGTTGCGTTGTAAAATTAAAATGAAAGTCATAGTCAATGGCTCGCAAATGCATTATGGTCGTGGTTTTATTTCCTATCGTCCTTTGTTAAACGAGCCCGGTGAACGCTTCCAGTATGATCCACCAGGGTTCAATCCTTTTGGTTCTGTTGGTCATGATGCTGCGAATTTTATCCCTGTCACCAATGGGGAGGAAGTCAGTATAATGACACAATCTCAGTGGCCGAAGATTTTTATTGATCCTGGCCAATCTATGGGTGGTGAGATGACGTTTCCTTTTTTCTTTGGTGGAAATTGGTTTCGCATTCCTAACCGTGATTGGGTTGCAAATCCGAGTGCCCTTTTCTCTGGTACGAATACTATAACGTCTGATCCTTATTTGCAGATAGTCAATGGTACTTCTCCTCCAGTTCATTTGGGTCCCTACGGATCAAGAGCGACACACATGGGTATTATTCACAGCTCCAATTTGTGTCCTTTGAAACATGCCAATGGTGCGACCGACCCGGTGACTATTCAGGTCTTTTTGTGGGCTGAGGATGTCGAGTTATCAGTTCCTACTGCATGTCCCCATCCTTTGGTTACACCTCTTGCCACTTTCGAATCCCATATGGGACGTACTGAATATGTTCCGAACTATTTGGGTGATTTGGCTACACCTGGTCCAGATGTTGCTACGCGTCTTGATTTTGGGAATGCTACTTTGAACACAGATCCCAGTACTGTTGGTTTGGGTGAATCTGATGACGAATTGGCTATTTCCCATATTGCTACTCGTGAATGTTGGCTTGACCGGTTCACTTGGCCTGTTGATGCTCCTGCTGAAACGGCCATATGGCAGTGCCGTGTCACTCCTCAATATTTCAAGCGTCAGATTCCAACTGGTGGCTCAATTTTTCTTGCCTCGGTTCCTTGTTTGCAACCTACTCCCAGTGCGTACGCCGCTTTACCTTTTGGTTATTGGCGTGGTTCAATGAAGTATAGGTTGCAAATTGTGGCTTCCAATTTGCACAGAGGTCGATTGCGTATTGTTTACGACCCTTGTGTTGATGTGTTGGCGAGAGATAATGTGAATGATTACCCAGAGGATCTGATGAATCTTCAGTACAGCAGAACTATTGATATTGCCGGTGATATGGGTCGTGACTTTACTTTTGAAGTTGGTTACATGCAAGAGAAACCCTATTTGTCTTTGCACCAATTGGAAGCCGATAATGGTATTACCGATTCTTATGATTATGTAAATTATGGAGCAATGGTCCCCAACCCTTCTGGAAGTATACGCGTTGCTCCAACCAATGCCACTAATGGCACTATTACTATATATGTATTAAATAGATTAGCTGTCCCAGCAAACCAAACGGGCTTGAATAATGATGCCCTTGTCAATGTTTTTACTGCCGCTGGTGATGATATGTCCTTCCAAATGCCTACATCTAGGAATTTGCAGCAAATGTATGTTGATTCCCCCACTTGTTAACCAAGTATCTTTCGCAATAGTAGAATTCCTACTGCTATTGGTAATGCTGCTCTTAGGAGACGTGAAGCTGCGGCTTTGGTTAGACCACCTACTATTACTAGGTCTTCGCAAAACCCAGACACGTTTGGTGCCAGTGTGGCCGATCAAGGAGAGTTCACAGCACATATGGATGGCGGTGGAGATTCAGCTGCTATGGGAGCAACTGAAGGTGAAAATGTGCCAGAAGACCCTCCCTTGATGGCCACTATAGGTGATACCAATCAAGAAGCAGCTCCCCTTGCTGCAGTTACATTTGGAGAAAATTTTAGTAGTTGGTCCACTCTTATGGAGCGGTGGGCCTTATATAATAAAGAGATCTACTGTGAAGATCAAAATCCCGACCTTCTTAGTCGTG